CAGGGCGACATGCCGCCCCGGCTTCTCCAGCCATGTACCCGCACCATCCTGACCGGCCACCCAGATGTAATGCCGACCGTTGACAGTATTACGCCACTCGTCCCCGGCACTCGGGTACGCTGGCGCGACGTCGGAAGTGGTTACAGCAGCCACGGCACACCTCCATGGGAAAGAAGCGGTTACCCGTGGGGGTAACCGCTTCGATCAGTCATGCAGGGCGGACTAAACCGGCGTCGGGCTGGTAACGACCGCTTCCGCGATTGCGACCGGATCGACCACCTTGTAGCCGTAGACCTGAAGGCCCCTGAGCAGCGTGCCGAAGGTGAACTCCGACCGCAGCGTCTCGACCTTGGAGACTTGCGACGCGAACGTCAGGCCGTGCGCGTGACCGGCGTAGATCACATGTTCACCCGCCGCCAGCGCCGGGGGACCAGTAACGGCACCCTTGGGCATCAGGTTGGAGACGTACAGCGTGAAGCGGTCGATCATGCCGAGGCGACCGTTGCGCAGGATCGAGGTGTCGTCGCCCGACAGGTAAGCCTGCCTGAGTTCCGAGGCCTTGATCAGCGTGGCGGCCCAGGTCGGCATGACGATCCAGCGACCCTGTTCCGGGATGTTCTGCTCATCGAGCGCCTGACCCAGACGCAGGATCACCGCCAGGATCGTCACCTGACCAGCGACCGGCGGCGCAGCCTGATTGGCGACCACCGGCAGCGGAGTACCCGTCACGCCCAGGTTGATGTTGTTCGACAGCATACCGGCGGTGATGCCCCGGTTCTTGGCGTGGGCCTGGCCCATCATACCGAGGAGAACGTCGGTATCGATGACGATCTTCATCTGCTGCGCGGCGTCGTCCGACCAGATCCCCATCAGGTTGATGTCGGACTGGATCTCCATCACGTCGTCGAGGATCTCGTTGAAGTACTTACCCTTGTCGATGTTGAGATCGATGATGTTGGACGACGGGCGGTCGACGGCGAGATTACCGCCCACGAGATAATCGCGAATGGTGATCGTCGGCTTGGTGCGGATATGCACCTTGTCGCCCTGATTGCGGATCTCGCCTTCGTAGTCGGTATTCGAGATCGCGGCCAGAACGGTCGATGCGTAGAACTTCTCGATCAGCTTCCCGGACCAGATCTCCGGGATGAACGTACCCGCATAGGGCGGCGTCGGCTGGGTACTGCCCGTCGGAAAAATCGGAGGGGTAGTGCCAGCACCAGCAAGAGGATAGGCCATTAGATGCTCCCAGGCGTGCCCAAGATCACCTCATGTACGGATCTCTGGGCAGCATTGTGCGTTGATCGGAAACGATGCGACCTTCGCGCTGCGACAGCATGATGTCTTGGTCGATAGCGGCTCGTTGCTGATCCCGACCATTCCAACGTCCAGCGGCCACATCGGTGTAGAACCGAGTGATCTCAGCGGCGGTGTAGACTGGCTTCTCAGCGGGTGTTCCACCGGCCGAGTGGGCTCTGCCCGGAGCGGCTAGGGAAGCCAGATCCAAGGGCGCTCCTGGGGTCGGGGGGCTGATCGGGGTGTCCGATACAACCATGCGCGACGAAGGTGGCATCCTCGGCTGACCTTGCCCTTGCGGGTTCGTAGCAGCCTCCTCTGCAAGATACGCTTGGAAAAATGCGGCTACCCGTTGGGGATCGCCGGAGTTCCACGCCTCCTGCATTAGCGTCTTTCGTATAGCACCGGAAAAAATATCCGGCAATTGGCTCCACTGAATAAATCTCGGATCCTTGTTGAGGTCCGCCCAGTTCGGGATCTGTGAGCCGATGGTGGTGTGCATCCGCTGGAGAAAGGCGTTGCCGGTTTCCTGCTGCACATGACCAAGCTGGCCGCGCAGGTTCTGGATTTCCTGCTGGAGCGGGCCCGCAGTTTCCGCCGCAACGCGGCGCATGACGTCGACGAACTCGGGACCGTAGTCCGCGATTTCTTCCTCGGAGAGCGTCATCGAGGTCGCCGCGCCGTTCGCCTGCGGCGGCGGCGGCCCCGACTTCAGCAGGCGGTTCTCCTGCTCGATCTGTTCAAGCCGTTCGCTCAACTGGGTGATCGCCTCCCGCGCGCGGCGCGCCTCGGCCTCGGCGCGGCCGTTCAGGCTCTTGAACTGGCGCTCCCAGTCGACTGGCCCGGACGGACGGCCATCGTGCGGATCAGGCGTACCACCGGGGCCAACCGGCGGCGCATCCGGCATCTGCGCGGGGTCGCGAGTATCGGGCGGGCCCTGCGGCGAAGGTTGATTTTCCTCAAGTTGGGCCGCTACCGATTTTTCCGCATCTCCCGCAATGGCCTGCTGGATGGCCTCGGAGCGTTTCCCCGCGTCGAGGATCTGCTGCGGGATCTTCACGTTGGGGTCGACACCCCCGTGATTAACCTGTTTGGCGGTCATTTCCGCCGCGTTCTTGGGTAGAGCCATTACTTCCTCGCTTCGTATTTGGCCCGAAGGTCGAGGCAGTCTTCCAGCTTCTGTCGAAGCTGAGTTACCAACTGTGCCTTCCCCTGGACCGGAAAGATTACGTTCGGTTCGGCCGCCTGAAGGTCATCACGGCAGCGATTTTCGAAGACCCTGAAGGCGTCCAGCAGCTTGTCGTACTCCCTTGGAGCGGCCAGTTTCAACTCCGCAGCCGCCATTACGAGCGGAAATAACGGATCGCTCACTTGGGTTTCGGGTATCCCTGGTCGATGATCGACTGGTAATTCGTCAGCGCGCCCGCCCCGCTCGGGGTGAGCTTCGCGTAATTACCCATCGACATCGCCATGGGCCCGCCCTTGGTAAGCTGGTTCACCGCCGCGCGGCTGGGCAGCATCGCCTTCTTGTGAGGCGTGGGCAATTTCGGCGGTTTCACTTGAACCCCTTGAGTTGGATGTCGTCGAACCCCGGCCCACCAACGCTGAACTTGTTGGCGGTCAGCGCCTTGTGGGGCGCGGTATCCTGGGCATAGCGACGGTCGCCAACTTGGCCCACAGTCAGGCCACCCCCCAATTTGGAGGGATTAGTCCCCGACGCCTCGGTCAGCTTCTGCTTGCGCGCGTTGCCGCCGAGGGAACGGTTGGTCAGGTTCAGCGAACCCCCTTGGGGGGTCGCCGCCTTGGTGAAGCGCGTGCCGCCTAACAGCTTGGCCATTTACTCCTCCGGGTAACTACTGGGAGGTCTTGCCTGCCTCGACGCGCTGCGAGCCACGATTGCCGAACATCTTGGTCGAGCCGCCCTTGGCGAACTTGTCATTGCCGCCGCTGGGATCTGCCGAAGTCTGTCCCGGCGTCTGGGTGCCCGCGTAGGACTTGTTGCCCGACGCCGAGTAGAACCCGACCTTGCCGCCCGCCTGGGGCTTAATATCCCGGCGAGAACCGCTGTGGCCCTCCTGTGACGTGCCGCCTGGCTTCTGCGTACCCGTCGGCGCGAACTTGTGCATCTTGCCCGAGGGGCCGCCCAGTTCGCCCCACTTCTTGCCCTTCTCAGCCATGACTGTCTCCTTCGGTTAAGCCGGGCCTCTGCCCGCCATTCTAGGACTTACCACGTTCGCCTGCGGCCCGCCTTGAGGGCCTTTGGGTGGCGGCCCCGGCGGTCCCGGCGGCTTGCCCTTCGCTCCACCCATGCCCGGAGGCGGCGGTGGCGGCTGCATTGCCGAACCCGGCATACCCTGCATCGCGGCCATCTTCTTGGCCTGTTCTTCCTGCTGGTCGAGTTCATCCTTGGACGGCACCACTTCCTCACCGTCCAGGCCGATACCCTGCGAAACACTCCTGAGCACGTTGGCGCGGCGCTTCGGTCCCATGATCTGGAGGTCGGTCGGATTGTTGGTGAGTTGCAGGAACTCAAGCTGGCGCTGGCGCATGGTTTCGCGCTGAACCGCGACCACCACACCCTTGGGCATGACTTCTTCCTCGCCGGTCAGCAACCCCGAGGTATCACTCATCAGCACCAGGTCGAGCAGGTTCCGCAGTAGCGGGGACATGACGTCCCGGTCGATGTTGGCACAAACCGTCTGAAGGATCTTCGAAGCGTTACCCATAAGCATGGCAAGGCCGCTCGCAGTACGCCCCGCGCCCCCGCCGGGTGAGTTTCCCGACAGGTATTTCGGTATCGCGGACATATCATCCGCAAGACCATAGAAGGCGTTGAATACCTGGAGGTGTTCTTGCGCGTTGGACTGCGGCTGAAAGAACGTGATCGCAGCTTCTGTCGAACCCGCCACGGCTGGGTTGACCGTCCGCCACCTTTTCCAGGGGTATAGCTCATCCGAGTTCTCCATCCCGCTCAGTCGGTCTTCGTTGATAACGACCTGAGGCCCGGACGAGATGCTCATGTTGTTAACGACAGACCGGAGACTGGCGTTGGCGACTTCCTGGAGATCAGAGATGATGTCCGGTATGCCGTTACCCACCGGGGTACTCGGCACCTTCTCGAAGCTCGTGATGAAGAACGGATGACGCCGACGGGGAGAAGGCGACAACTGGACCTTGATCAAATACGAGCCGATCAGCCACGCCTGGATGGCGTAGTCTTTCAGGTCGTCCGGGATTTCCTGCGGTGAGAACCCGTACTCCAGTAGCATTCTCCCCTGCACGTTCCCGTGAAACTCAAGGGTCGTGATCAGGTTAGACATGTTGTAAACTGGGTTTTCTCTGCTCTCCAGCACCGCCCTGGTCGCGTCGGTGCTGTCCCAGTTCTCGACGAAACCCTGGCGACCGTAGTTCTCCAATACGGCCCGAATGTTTGTCGAGTTGTATCCGGGCAGTCCAATCAGGTCATTGAGATCAGTGCGGGTAACCCGGATGCGGTGGATTATTTGGGCGTCTTCGATGTTGGCGACGCCGGGGGTCCACCATAAATCGAAGGGGGAAACATGTTCCCACCATAGACGGGGACGGCGCTCCTGAACGGCCTGTCGGCCCTTCCACTTGACGTCCATCACCATGCGGACGGTCGGTCCCTTGATACAGCCGAACGGGAAGATCGGCATGTCAGTCAGGAACTCAGCAAATGCAGAATAGAAATTTCCCTGGGTCAGGATCTCGTCGATTTTTTCCTCTGAGATCACTGTTTGCTCTTTGGCGTGGACCTTCGCGGCCGCCCGTGCGCTCTCCATCAATTGAAAAATCCGGTCCTCGATCTGGTTCGGATCGGGTACTTTCCCCGGCATCGCAGGCTGCACAGGCGGCGAACCTGGAGGCATATTTGGATCGGGCACGGCAGGCGCGCCTGCCATGGCAGACTGAACCTCGGTCTGAACCAGACCCTCGATTGATTGCAGAACGTGGTCGGGGATCGCAGGGTCGGTGGGAGGAGTGAGCCCCCACGGTCGTTCGGCTCCGAGGTACACATCGCGCAAGAGGGAGGACGCTCCCCGACATTTGGCTGCTGTCAGTCGGGCGTATACATCGGAGCCGCCGAATTTTCTTATCTCGGCCAGCTTCGTCGGATCATACTGACCGTTGAACGCACGCAGAGCGGCCAGAAGCCGGTCCGACCAGCCGCCGACGGTATTCCGATGGCGAACCATCATGTCGTACTGCGTGCGTATGTAGCCCTCAAGCCCACGATACTGCTGGGTATCGGGCTGGATGCCGACGGCCATCTCGCGCTGGCGAGCTTCGGCTGCGTCCATCTGGGCGTTGGATACGGTCCGCACGAGCGGGTTGCCGCCACCCGACTGATTGGGGCGTGGCTGGAAGGGGATCACTTGGTCTACGATGGCTTGGTCCCCCAAGATATAGCGTTCAGGGAAGCTAACATGGCTCGCAAAACCCTTCCAGCCCTCATAGATGACGCCGCCATCTCCCGCCTGGCGAGAGAAGTTGCCCGCGATATCAAGGAACTTCCCGATATCCTGGCCACGTTCAAGCTGACAGATGAGCAATTTGACCGGATCGTCGACAGCAAGTTCTTCCAGACCCGGCTCAACGAGGAAGTCCAGCTATGGAACGCCAGCGACGCCCCCGCGATCAACAAGCGGATCGAAACCAAGGCCGCCACGATGGTGGAGGACTGCCTGCTGGAGGTCTACGCGCTGGTCCACGACCGGGAGCAACCCCTGGCGGCCAAGGTCGAGGCCCTCAAGTGGGCGGCACGCATGGCCGGACTGGGCGAAGCAAAGACGGTCGGATCCGATGGTGGCGGAGTGAAAATCACGATCAACGTGGGCGGCCAGGAGCTTAAGTTCGACAAGGAAAAGAAGTTACCCGAACGAGTAATCGACGGGACCGTAGTTGACCTCACACCGAGTAATGCCTGATGCCAACCTACATGCTCTCGCCGCACTTCAGCTTGCAGGAGATGATTTACTCCGAAACGGCTGCACGCAACGGCGTCAAGAACACGCCCGACCTGGAGGCGTTCCTGCATCTCCAGCGGCTGGCCGGGGTGATGGAACTGGTCCGCGCTGTCTGCAACAACCAGCCGGTCACCATCACCAGCGGCTATCGCAACGAGCAGACCAACGCTCTGTGCGGCGGCTCGACGACCTCGGCCCACATGTCGGGCCTGGCCGCCGACTTTATCGTCCCGATGTTTGGCGACCCCTACGACGTCTGCAAGGCCATCGAGCCGTACATGCCGTTGCTCAAGGTCGACCAACTCATCTGGGAATACGGCGACTGGATCCACTTGGGTCTGGTTGCCCACCCCACAGCGCCGCGCTGCCAGTGCCTGACGATTGACGAGAAGGGTACCCGCGAGGGCTTCTGCTGATGGATATTACCTACACGGCACCGAGCACGGTCGCCAACTTCATGCAGTCGGAGGCGTTCATCAGGTTGATCGCAGGCCCGGTGGGCTCGGGGAAAACCACCGGGGTGATCTTTGAACTTCTACGACGGTCATGCGAGCAGTGGCCATCATCGGATGGTATTCGATACACACGATGGGCGATCTGCCGTCAAACGCTGTCCCAGTTGAAGAACACCGTGCTGAAAGATATTGCCCGGTGGTTCTCGGGGATCGCGCGCTGGAAGGTATCCGACAGCACGATCTATTTCGAGTTCGCGGACGTGAAGACCGAGTGGTTGTTACTTCCGCTCGAAACGCCTGAAGATCAGCGGCGGCTTCTGTCGATGAACCTGACGGGCATTTGGGTTTCTGAAGGTATCGAGATCGACTACGACCTGATCGGGCCCATCAGCGCCCGCTGCGGGCGCTATCCCAGTCCCGCCGACGGCGGCGCGAAGTGGTACGGCATCGTGATCGACACCAACATGCCCTCCGATGGGACGCCCTGGCAGTTGGCCATGAGCGATCCGCCCCCCGATATGCACGTTTTCATCCAGCCTTCAGGGTTGGCTGAGGATGCCGAGAACCTACCCTACCTGCTTCAGACGCCGGAAACCCTTAAGCTT